GAATCCAATAAATGGAATCGGCACATACTCTGTCTAGTAGTTTACCGTCCAAATCGAACACACGCTTGAACAAATCCTGCAGCAATGCAGGGAGAGTTCCTCTCCGTCTATGGGCTTTAAACCCCTTCGGAAGAGTGAAGCATCCCGTTTCTAAACCCGATTCTAAAGAATCGGACAGAACGGGGAGGGTTATCGTTAAGAACGATAGCCCCTCGTGTTCAATACGACTTCGAATCTCTTCGAAGTCGCGTTCTGTGGACACATCTAGGTCTATGCTTAGTTGTCTAAGCATAGCCTGGTAGAGCATAGTCGGTCGTTTCATCATAAACCTCATTTATATGGGGAATATGAACCGTCCCGACGCATATGTTCTCGACCGAGTCTTACGACTCGCCACCCAAGATCTTGTTATAGTTCGTCGAACTAGCCCAAGCCTTGAGTGCGTCGATCGCATAACCGAGCTCAGTATCGCTAAACCCAAACTTGGGTTCATCGATAACCAAGTAAACCGAGTAACCGACCTGCTTGTTAAGGGCAGAAATCGGATCCGCGGCTACCTTCTGCTGGGAGAGACGAATCTCTCGGCGGAAACGCGCAGACGTATTAGTCTGACGCGTCGTGAAGGTGGTGTTTCCGTCAGCCGACGTATAAACGTTTTCCGTCGGACTCTGACGAGTCCGAGGCAACGAAATTGCGACGGCGTTAACGGTAACACTCTGAGGATCGGCAAGCATCGAAAAGCTCCTTCTTTCTTTCTGGCGGAGAATTCCGCACGGAGAATGTAGTCATCCGTATCGCGAGATCCCTAGGGCTCCCAAGATAGCGAACTGCATCCCAGTAAGATTGTTAGGATTACCAGGATAGAAAGGTTGACCTCGAACTCGAGTCTTGAGAATTTTAAAATTCAATGACTCGCATTCGACGGGAACAGGGCCTCGATAGTCGTTAAGGCGAAACCTCACGGTCCGCCTTACGATTGACTGCTGTTGCCTCATGATAAAATACCGGCGACTAGCGCTGCGATCAGCAACGCCAGGATCCATATTTTCCAAGAGGCGGGCAGTACCGAAGCACCAGTCTATCAACCACGTCCATCCGATGGCCCGATATAAATCGGCAGCGGATGGTGCGCGGAAACCCTGCATCCACCGTTTTAAGGCGAAGCTAAGTTCCACACCAGGCGGCACTGTGGGCAGAAAGTAACGAAATTGGGCAGTAGCCCAAACCTCGTCTGTCTGCATTACAGTGTCACGCCATTCTGGGATGGAGTTATAGAACTGAGTCACAAGAACTGGTCTTGCAGCCCCGTACGCTTGACTCCAGTCAGTCGACGTGATGGTTGAAGAAACGGGTCTAGAATAAGTTCTAGGTACCCATTTTCCCTGGTTACGAATAAGCCACTCTATACGCTGTTGGATCCTCTGTTGCTTGGTGACGAGAGTAATCGCGTCATCAATCATAGGGATCCATCCAAATACACTCTCGAGAAAGCGGTCAGACAACCGTTTGGCCGCCCCTCGAGGGTCAAAACGCATGGCTTGATCCCATACGCCTTGCGCAGAGTGGAGCATATGCCCTAAGTCCTTAAGTTCATACACCATGTTAAACAAGGAGTAATCGTACTTAGTGGGCTTCATGGCATTATACGCTACCGCACCAAAGGCCGTCCCATCCCCAGTAGGGGTCGGGGCGACGCCTTGTCCGTCAGCAATCATCACACCATCATACGTGCCACCGATCGAGGGGCTTACGCCCAATTCGATATGTAGCGTTTTTGATGGTTGTGCTGTAAATCCAGAGGTTAGTTGAGAGAAGAATCCTCCTTTATCGGAGTTCCTCTCCTTCCAACCCGGATTATTTTGCGTGACTAAGGTTTCAGTTAGAGAACTAACTGTACCTTGCGTCCAACTATCGCTTCCCC